TGAATTGCTTCACAATTATCTTTGAGTTCTAAGTCCATGATTTAAAAGCCAATTCGTGAGAGTTGGCTTTTTCTATTTTAGGGGTTGACAATCTTATTTGGTGATGTATAATGACACCATATAAACAACGGAGGATAAATCATGGCACGTCGTAAATTTACAGATAATTGTGAAGCAATTCAGGCATCCCCTTGCGGTTGGGATGTGATCGCGAATGGTGAGAAGATTGGAGAGATCATCGATCATACTCATTCATCATTAGCCGATTACACCGATGAATTGTGGGAAGGGATCAACTTCATGAATGATACTAAACGCTTTAAAACTATCGACGAAGCAATCTATTTTGTGTATAATCCAACTTTCGGTATGTGGGTGACTAGAAAATGGCACGCGTAAATATTAAACTACATTACACTATGGGTAAACCAAAACATCCAATGCATAAAATGTTTTGGGGTTTGCATCTTCAAGAAAAATGGTATGAGAACTATTGGTTTTGTGATCATGATAAACAGTGGCATTCTCAGAAAGAAGTTGATGAGATGTTGAAACAGGGTATTCAATTTAATTACTCTAATTATGATCATGACATTAAATGTATTCGAAAATTGAAGCGGTTTATTCGAAAGAATCCACAATTTAAAGGGTTTACATTCTTTATGTCTCACATTTATATGAGTCATGGAGTTACCGTTGCTGCAAAGGTTAAATAATGGCACGACTTTCTAAACAAGAACAGAAACTACACGACCGAGCAATGGAGCTAATCAATTCAGATCGCCCATTGACCTACGAAGAAAAAGAATTTTGCTATAATAACTATCAGGGCGATGGTCTAGGTGGTTCCGGTGCATTCTTTACCCCAGAGGGTCTTGCATGGGATTTTACCATTGATGCACATTGTACCGGAAAAGTATTAGACCTATGTGCTGGGATCGGTCGTTTATCTTTCTGTATGTTGCATCGTTGTAAGCCAGAAAAGATTGTATGCGTCGAACTCAATCCAGAATTTGCACGTATAGGTAAACGGTTATTACCGGAAGCAGAATGGATCACTGGTGATATATTCGAATTTGAATCAAACGAAAAATTCGATGTTGTGATCAGTAATCCACCTTTCGGAAAAATCAATACAACTGATACAAAAGATGTATTTGATTACACTGGTGGAGAATTTGAATTTAAGGTCATGACGTTAGGCCAGAAGTTTGCTGATGTTGGCTATTTTATTGTTCCGGCTGGTTCCGCTGGGTTCGCTTATTCCGGTAGACCTTATTATGACGGGACAGTTAAATCAAATAAATATCTGAAATGGAGTAAGCAAACTGGTCTAGTGACTTATGCCGGATGTGGGATCGATACATCAATCTATCGCGATGAATGGCATAGCACCAGTGTACTAACGGAAGTGGTAGAGGTTCGATACTACGAGAAAGAGGCCATAGAAGCCCCTAAATCACATTCTAACGAACAAATAGAAGAGAGTAAGGAGATTACCTTACCGGAAGATAAAAGCCCGTCAGGGACGCTCTCAGACTTATTTGATATTTGATTTTATGCCATCCTTCGGGGTGGCTTTTTTGTATGTTGACAAAACCAAAAAGTTATGAAATGATATGGACAACTTAACTATTATGGAGTATAGGAAATGAACACATATTTTGCAAAAGACGTAAACTTAAAACTACCTAAACGAGCAAATCCACCACAAGTCTATGAAGATCGCATTCTTGCTCAATGTAAAGAGAATGGTGGGTATGAGTTCTTAGGATTTATTGGCGATTGGAAAGGGAACGAAACCAAGATCATGATCCGTTGCGATAAAGGCCATGAATATGAGGCACATCAATCAAACTTTTATCATCATAAAAAGAAATGTGCGGCTTGTGTCGGTGGAGTTCGAAAATCTGCCGATGATGCGATGGTAGAGATCAAAGATAATCTAGATAAACGAGGCTATACTTTATTGGAAGTTATTGGTGGAGTTTACAAGAACACCAAAACCAGATTTAAAGTACAATGTGATCATGGTCATACTTATGATACGACGTTTAGTTGCATCGTATACAAAAAAGTTGGATGTAAATTTTGTGCTAATAATATAAAGAAAACGAATGATGAAATGCAAGAAGAAATTGAGAATCTCAATTCAGGTCATAAGTTTATAGAATTTGTAGGTGGTAAATTTGAAAACGCTCGCACTAAAATGTTGATGGAATGTCCAAACGGTCATCGTTACAAAATCGGGGTTATAAACTTTAAGACAGGGCAAAGATGTTATAGGTGTGTAGGCAAAGGTCGAACTATCGATGACGTGAAGAATGATATTGATTCGCTTAACACAGGTTATAAATTTCATGGATTTGATGGAGAATATAAAAACTTACAGGTTAAAATGATAATGGAGTGTCCGAAAGGTCATGTGTATAAGGTTTTATTCAGTAAGTTTATGACAGGTCGCCGCTGTCCTACTTGTTCTGTCACTGGATATGATCCAGACAAAAACGGCTTTGTGTATGTTCAAAAATTATATAAAGATGGGGAGTATGTGGGTATTAAATTTGGAATAACTAACAATGATCCAAAATTACGGATGGATAAACAAAATTCTAAATCATGTCTTACCCATGAATTGTATTATTGCAAAGAGTATAGAGACGGGCAAGCCGCATATGATAAAGAAGCAGAAATAAAGAGAACATTTAAAAAGTTCACTCGTCATATTAGCAAAGAAGATATGCCAGACGGTTGGACAGAAACATTACCGCCAGAATACTTAGATCGTGTTTTAGATATGATAGGGGTAAATTTTGACGGAATTATATAAATACATTATCATAGAATGAGGATTAATATATGGCACAGACACCAAAACAAAGAATAGACCGGGGAGTCGTCGGAAATCCCTCGACTGGTGAGATCTTGTACGACGGCGCGGGGAAAATAAACGATAACTTTGACGCAATTTATGATGCATTTGCGGATCAGAGATTTAAAGATATAGATCACGGCGTAGGCCGAATGGTTATTCATGCAACCGGATATTATCAGAAGCATACACGACAAAGCTATGCAGGGTCGGCAGTTGAGATCGGCAGCTTACACGATATTGATACATCACAAGGCGCTATGATCGTAATTCTCCCAAAAGCTAAGGTCGGGGAAGGCGTTGTTTTCATAAATAGTAACGGTAGTTTTTCTACAACCACACCGCTAAACATCCGAGCACAAGCGGGTGATGCTATTGTGGGTTATTCTGGTGACACCGCAATTACTCAGCCATACAGCAAAGTTACTGTATGGTGCACGGCGGTAGAAGGTAATCGCGTTACATGGCGGATCGGTATTGATAGTATGTTCAGTGATACCACAATTCCGGTAGACCGTACAGTTAACGTAACTGGTGTGGCAACTAACGTTGCTATTGCTTCAAAAACAGAATATCAGACAATTAAACTCTTGACTACCGCAAATAATACATCCGGTACTAAAATGCGATGCAGCGAAACGCTGTTATTGATTGACGCGAAAGCCGGAAAAGTTTATGCCACTGAATATGGCGTACTACAAAAGACAGAAGATGAATTATACGCAGTCCGTTATTTCATCGGTTCCGGCGATAAAGTATATGCAGAATATAAGGCCGTAGGCGAAAACATTCGATTGGCAGTTAAGGCTACGGACACAGTTAAAATCGGGGTTGCTACATGAAACAATTAATTAATATTGGTAACGTCGTTGATGACGGCACAGGCGATTATCTCAGAAAAGGCGGGGAAAAGATTAACTCCAATTTTTCTGAAATTTACACTAAATTGGGTGATGGTAGTATCCCCCATGCGTCCGGTGCGTGGAAAACTCACACAAAAACAGTTTTAAAACCTGCCTTTGGTGATGCATGGGCTATTAACACCACAAATAACGCGGTGTCGGTAGAACTTCCTAAAGGTAAAACTACTGACTATAACAAAACAATTAAACTCCGTGATGTTTGGCGTTCGTGGGCTTCGCATAACGTAACATTGAAGCCAGCACAAGGTGATACTATCAAAGGTTCACCAAATAACCGCGAATTATATAAAGACTTCATGGATGTTGAACTGGTATATTGTGCGCCCGGACGTTGGGAATACGTCGAAAACAAGCGCGTTGATACTATCACCACTTCCGACCTAAGTACAGTTGCAAAAGAAGTTTATATTGCAACGGAAGGTCAAACCGACTTCCCTAATGTCTTTGGTTCCAATACCTATAACATCCGAAACGTCGAAGTTTATTATCGCGGTAACTTGCTTTATTACGGCAAAGATTTAACCGCAGATTCTAACTATGGTTCAATCGGTGAAGATGGATCTATTGTACCACTTGACGGCAAGAGTATCAAGCTACGTTTTCCGTGTTCCGCTGGTGATACCGTCCAGATTATCACTTACATGGATGGTATTGCATCTTTCCGATCCAGCTATATTACCCACACAATCAGAGCATATGAAACCGGAATGACTGCTCTTGAATCAATTCCCGGTGAAGTCTGGGTAGGTGATCTGGCAAATAAGAAAGAATTTACTAATGTAGAATTGGGTGTAAGCAAGCGAGATTTAATTAATCCTAATTCATTTGAGCTATTAATTAACGGTACTCAGATGATTAAAGCGGGTGATGCGGATTTACCTTCCTTTATTTGTGAAGGGGCAGACGGCGAAACCGAGGAGACTTGCGCATTGGCTGGCGGTCAATGGGTTCAATCTGGAGAAGATTATTCCCTGATATTTGATGAAAACAGTATTGTTACTGGCATTAAATTAGCTAAACCGTTAGATAACCGTGACACGTTGACTATTCGCTGGTTCAATAATGATATTGGCACATTGCTTGAATGGGATGGTGTAGGCGGTATTAAAGAAAAAGCGGATTTAATTTATCTGAATAACGAAGATGAAGTTAATATCACTAATCAGATAGAATATACTGACTTCCAGAATCCTAGCCAGAAAAACACACGTCCAGTGGAAGAATATTCCGGTCGGGTAGTGGATGTATATTCATTGTTTGATTTATTCCATCCGGTAGGTACAATTTACGAAAACGCACACAATCCAGCGAATCCGGCGACCTATATGGGCTTCGGTATCTGGGTTCGTTATGGTGAAGGTGAATTTTTGGCTGGTTGGTCTTCCGACTCAGGTAATAAAAATTTTGCACTAAACAATAATGATCTTGATGTACAGGGACAACCGACACACACCGCTGGCGGTAATGGTGGCGAGGTTGCATACCAGATCAAGAAAGATATGATTCCTGAATTACAGACTACCGAAAAAGTGCTGGTTAAGGATGAAAACGGGATGGTTATTATCGGTGGGTGTCAGGTTGATCCAGATGCAACCGGACCAGCTTTCACAAAATATCGTGAGGATATCGTGAAAGTAAATCAAGGAAATACCGATCCATCTATGATGAGTATTCTTCCTCCGTTCAGAACTGTTTATCGTTGGTTAAGGGTAGGTTAATATGATTTCTAAAACACGTTCTAAGGCTACTGTATTTTCCAGTGATGCCGCATTTATTTCATATGATCCGGGATCGAAAGATCCCGTTATCGGTGATTCTCGTCCTATTGGTGGCGTTAACGTTGACCAATCTCGCAAAGGTTCTTATATTAGCAACGTTCAGTCGGCTATAGATGACCTTTATAGTTTGTCAATGATCCGAATTGGTGATGTGCTGGTCACTACCAACTCAACGCCACCACAAGCTGCCGGACAGATTGAAACGTTGTCTTTTACGGGTACAGTAACAAATAAACACGATCCAGAAGCAAAGAAAGTTCAAATTGATGTTTTGGGATATCCGTTTATTGTCAATGTAGGTATATCTAACGTTGCTCTATGTGAACAAGTAACGGCTAAATTTACCGAATTAATGAATAAAAACGAGGTATTTTCTAAAGTCAAACGTAAAGGTAGTGGCAACGACCAGATTGAAGTTCAGTATATTGATTCTCTTGAACACGAAGCAACGGTGATAGAAAAATATGGAATCAGTATTCGTGGTGAAATAAACTCCCCCGCGCGTTATGGTTATGGGGCATGGTCACGAATGGGTACAGAAGAAAAATTTGGGACAACTCTTTTTTATTTTAAACGTATCGCATAAGGTGTGAATGATGGCAAACAATACTATTAACCACGTAAAAGACGATGCTCAATATGTCAAGTTTAATCCCACGGGAAACTGGCCTACAAATATTAAAAACGTACAAGCGGCGTTAGCCGCTATTCAGGGATTCGCTATTTCTGGATTACCCGCTGCAACCGAAACTGTAGCTGGTATTGCTGAAATTGCAACACAGGAAGAAGTTAACGCGGGAACGGCAGATAATAAAATTGTTACCCCTAAAACGCTGGCAGTTAAAATGTCACGTCCAGATGCAACTAAACTGGTTAAGGGTATTACCCGTTTTGCAAATAATCAGGAAGCATTATCTAAAGCCGAAAACATCGCAATCGGACCGGATACACTGGATCATTATTTTAATTCAAAAAAATCCAGTGAAACCGTACAGGGTACTATCAAAATTTGTTCGATGGATGCGGCGAAGATCGGCAGCGATGATACAATGGCTGTTACTCCAAAAAAACTACATGCCGCAATCGCTCAGGTAGTGCCGGGATTAATCCCAGAACAGAATACTGCCTCAGAATCCCGTGAAGGTTTGGTGAGACTGGCAACCAGTGCACAAACGCTTGCGGGTACTATCCGTGAGGGATTTTCTATTAGTCCGTATTCCTTCGCTAACGCTCGCGCTAATGAGAATCAGGCGGGTACTGTCAAGATCGCTAACCAGTCACAAATGAATGCTGGTACAGACGACACTGTAGTAGTATCGGCTAAAAAATTCGCAAGCACGAAAGCAACAACTAGTCAATATGGCATTGTTAAATTGCGTGATACCATCGGCAATGAAGCAAACGCCGCATTATCCTCTAACGCTCGCGTATTGTCATTGGACGGTGGGGTAGTAAATGGTGATATATATCGTCACGGTCGCAATGACGGAAACCAATTTACTACTAAAAATGAGATGGATGCGTGGTCGATGCCTATCGGGGCGATTATCCTCACTGCATTTAATAGCAATGATCATGGTGCATTTAAAATCTGTAATGGACAATGGTTAGAGAAAGATCGATACCCTACGCTATTTGCCCGTATTGGTTATACTTACGGTGGTAATGGCGGTAGCCATTTTGCATTGCCGGATATGCGCGGGTTAGTTGCGCGTGGTTGCGATTGGGGTCGCGGATTAGATCCAGGTCGTGGTTTTGGTACATATCAGGATGACACCACACAGCGAATCACTGGTAATTTCCCTGTAGCTAACCGTTGGCGTGGTTGGACGGGTGGTGCATTTACCATTTCAGGCGGTCAGTGGAGCACGAACTATAAGAGCGGTGGCGGTGACGATTGGGGTAGTACAGTGTATTTTGATAACGCGCGTCAAGTCAGAACGTCTAACGAAACACGCGTTAAAAGCCTTGCACTAAACTACATGATAAGGGTAGAATAATGATCGAACAGCTAAACATTCACAAGATCCCTAATGTCGATGGTGTACCGGGAGAAGGCCAACATCGCATTGAGTGGATGAAAAACGGGGAATGTCTAAGCGCAGCAACTACACAGACTGGTCACGATGGGACGCTTAACCGCGTTCCCTTCGCTATTCAGGAAAACGTTGTTCGTGTAGATGAAAACGCAAAAACTACCGTTACTAAAGTTAACGAGATTGTAACGGCGGTAAATGACATTAAAGCAACGCTGGGCGCAGTCGGTGACGGTAGCGTTATTGACATTGTAAACCAGACCATCGAGCATGTAAAGGTTGTAGAAAATAATGTTGGCGAGACTGCAAGAACGGTGCAAACTGCCGTAGATGAACTCGCTCAGGTTAAAATCAAGATCGGTGATCGTCCGGCATCCGATCCGAGTACACGCTCGATCTATGATGATATTTCTTTCATCAAACAGGAAATGGGTGCATTCCCTAACTTTAATATCAACGGTGCACCTGATGCGGGTAACTCCGGTTCCGGTCTGAAATATCGTGTAATGCAGAACACCGCAGCACTCAATGACCACGGTCAACGAATCCTACAGCTTGAAAGCGACTGGCAGGATTCAGACGTAGGCGAATTAACCACACAGGTTAACAAACTGCGTTTAGAATTGGGTGAATCTGGCCTAGCAACTCAGGATAATGTGTATCTCCGTCTACGCACGAATACCCGTAATATTGCTAACTTATCAAATGAGATTGTAGAAGTCAAGAAAGCAATTTTGTTTGATGCGGTTCCAGACTTAGGGACGAAAGTCACTACCCTGCAATCAGATTATGATCGTCTTAATACCGAGGTTAACGGTGTAGATTCCGGTATCCGTCCACGTTTGAGCGCGGTTGAGATTAAGATCGGCAATGCTCAAGCCGCAGGAAGTCTTGATTATCGTTTAACCAATCAGGAACGTGAATTTAATGACCTGAAAACCACGGTAGGTGTAAGTGGTGCTGATGGCCTTCGCGGTGAGGTTGCGCGACTGTCTAACCAGATCGGAACTGACGTTGACCGTCATACCATCGCCGGACGTATCAAGATTGTGGAGAACACGCAAGGTCGATTAGAGGCAAGCATTCAGGATATTGAGGATATCATGGGCAACCATGAAGCTGGTATGGTCGCGGGGATGATGAAAATTTCTACCGACCTGTACGGTGATCCGCAAGGTACTGATCAGTTTGCTCAGGATGGTATCGTGAAAACTGTCAAGGCGATCCAAAAATCTGATGCTGGCAAAGTATCGGATGTTCCTGATGACGGGTTCCATTATCTCCGTAAACACGGCGAATGGGTACAAGTGGCTTATGCTGCCGGGGCATTCAAAAATACCGCTGATATTACCGTAGAACTTGATGCACAAGATGCATATAAAGGTATTCCGCTGACAGAAATGGCCGCAGAAGTTCCCGTGCGTCAGATGGTTAAAAGTGAATCACTTGTCACGGTTCAGGACAAAGGCTTGTTCCGTTGCGTATTCCGTACATCTATTCACGCCGAACATAATGCTACTTTCGTGGTAGGTATTTTCAAAAACGGACAACTGGCACATGAAGTCAAAAATGGTCACTATGGCACTGATGAATTAATTAGCTATTCTACCAGTGCATTTCTAAATATTGAAAAAGGTGACAATATTGATATTCGTATTAAAGGTGTTTCTGCCGAGGCAGTAGCCCAGCCAGTACAAATTAAAGAGTTCCTCTTTGGGATTTCTCCGGTTTAAGAAATATTAAAGGGGCGAAAGCCCCTTTTTCGTTTATAGGTGATAATATGTCAGGATATGTAACAAATAATCCGCGTGAATTAAAAGATGCTATTCTCCGTCGATTGGGCGCACCTGTAATTAATATCGAGGTGACAGAAGACCAGATTTATGATTGCATTCAAAGGGCATTAGAACTCTATGGAGAATATCATTTTGATGGTGTGAATAAAGCATATAAAGTATTTCATGTTAGCGCAGAACAAGCCCAGCACGGGGTATTTGATTTAAGCGATTCCGGCGTGTATGCAGTGACTAAAATTATTCGAACTAACGTAGGCAGCGCGGCGACGATGGACGGTACTGCCGTTTATCCGTGGTTTACTGACTTCCTGTTAGGTTTAGCGGGTGTAAATGGTGGATTGGGATCTGGTTGCAGTAAATTCTATGGACCGAATGCAATGGGCGGTGATTTAGGTTATTTCGCCCAGCTTATGAGCTATCGTGCTACCATGCAAAATATGCTTAATCCGCTTCCTGATTATTGGTATAATAGCGCAAACGGACAATTAAAAATTACTGGTAACTTCCGCGCGGGTGATCTTATTGTCGCGGAGGTTTACGTTAAAAGCTATATCGATGTTCCTGATATGATCGGGGCGGTAGCTGGTTATGCTCACGCTGGCGGGTGTGCTACCATCGGCGGGATTGATGCAATTTATGATAATCCTACCGCTGGATTAAATGGCATCGTTGCTGGTATGGGTACAGCGCGTGAAAATAGTCAGGGCGCATATAATAACCGCTGGGTCAAAGATATGGCAACTGCATTTACGCGTGAACTATGGGGGCAGATCCTAGCCAAACATCAAGGTCTACAATTACCTGGTGGTGTCACTGTTGATGGTGTCCGAATCATTGAAGAAGCGCGCGTAGAGATTGAGAAATTACGACAAGAGCTAGAATTATTAGATCCGCCATTAGGCATCCTCATGATTTGATTAATTGGGGGAATATTCCCCCATTTGGAGTAATACATGTTCAACAATACTCTCTTTGCTCGCTTAGAATCCCAGAAGGACTACGAGCATACACGACAAACAGAGATTCTCAATCCCTATGTAAACTTCAATCGGCATACTAATACCCAGACGCTAGCCGATGTGATGGTCGCTGAATCTATTCAGATGCGCGGGGTAGAATTATATTATATTCCTCGTGAATTTGTCAAGCCGGATATGATCTTTGGTGAGGATGTTCAAAGCAAATTTACTAAAGCATGGAAATTTGCAGCCTATGTAAACTCATTTGATGGATATGAAGGGGCGGGTAATTTCTTCCAGTCTTTCGGATATCAAGCAAATGACGAAATACAGATTACAGTGAATCCGAATTTGTTCAAACATCAAGTAGATAACCAAGAGCCTAAATCGGGCGATTTATTCTATATTCCGATGAGTAATGACTTATTCGAAATTGCATATGTCGAGCCATATAATCCGTTTTATCAGGCTGGCGCTAACGCTATGCGTAAAATCACCGCAGAGAAATTTGTGTATAGTGGTGAAGAACTCCGACCAGAATTACAGCGTAATGATGGAATTAATATCGACGAGTTCGCGGATCTGGATCTTGCACCGATCACTAATCTGGATGGATTGACAGATATTAATCTTGATCAATACAAAGAAGATAAGCAATTCAGAGACGAAGGTCGAGACTATATTCAACCATTCGATCCGATTAATGGCACGGGTTCGCCTTTTGCTGATTTTTGATAAATACTCATAAAAGGAGGTTCCCGATGTTCGGTTGGCACTACAACTCGTCGCTACGAAGATATATTGTATTGCTGGGTAATTTATTCTCCGGCGTACAAATTAAAAGGGTGCGTAGTGATGGCGAGCGATTCATTAAAGTTCCTATCACCTATGCTAAGAAAGAAAAATTCATGATGAGTCTGGACAAGTATAATAATATCGCAAGTGAGGAAGACGTAGCGAAGGTAGAAACTATTCTACCGCGTATGTGTCTTTCTTTGATTGATATGACATACGCCCAGAATTTTAAAACCAATATTGCTAATAAAACAACTCCACGTTATACCGAAAATGGAATAAAGAGCGTTACACAATATAATCCCGTTCCTTATAAGTTTACGTTTGAGCTAGGGATTTATACCCGTAACGAAGATGATATGTTTCAGATAGTGGAACAAATCCTGCCTTACTTCCAACCGCATTTTAACTGTAAGATAAAAGAATTGCATGGTAATGATGTATGGATTGACCGAGATATTCAGGTTAGCATTAGTTCAATTACCCCAGATGAACAGGTAGGCGAAGATAAGTTTTCTCGTCGCCGTCTGGAATGGACTATTATGTTTGAGTTTATCGGGTTTATCTATCCTCCTGCTACCGACGTTAAAGGAGAGATTAGAACTGTATATCTAGATTTTCATGCTAATTCTCGTGAATTGAATCCAGGCGGTAATTTTGAATCAGTGGATCACGAGGTGGTAAGTCGAAATGTAGATCAGAGCAAATGGGATGGGGTCAGTAAAGAATCATATTCTAGTGATATTCCTGTGCCAGTTGCACCTACTCCACCTGGACCACG